TTTTCTAGCTCTGGTCCTTTTTGTATTAACAAAGCCTCCATAATTGGATCTGCATAAAAGCCACTATCACCTGGAGTGATGAGAGGTGGAGCAAATTGATCTTTATTATTTTTGTGTGCTATTTTGCAATGTTTTTCAAGTAATGATCTCATCTCTTCACTTAAAAAATTTTTCAAAATTAAATATTTTTTATTTTTTAAATCCATCCTACCACTGCTTTTCTGACACCTTTGGTCACTTTACTTATTCTATGATGATAAATAAAGTTACTTGGAAATATTAATAAATTATTTTTTTCTACAGTAACAGGATATTCTTTGTTCTTGAACAAAAAAATAAAATCACCACCTTCATAATCATCGTTTAATAATAAAGAAAAACTTAATTCTCTAGGTGCATCTTTTGCATAATCAGAATGTAAGTTATAAAAATTATTTTCATAATATTTTAAAAGATGAATTTCAAATTGATCAGTGAATGAATGGAATATATTTCTTTCTTTTAAAAAATTCATTGCATTGTCAGCAAATATTTTTCTTAAATAATTATACCAATAAACGTCAGTCATTTTCTGACTGTCTGGTCTAAACCAGTGCATAGCTACCTTTCTAATATCTGTAGCTATCTTTCCTTCGCCACCATGACCAATCTTACCTGCTTCTTCGACCATGTCGTTGTCAAAATATTTTAACAATCTTTTAAAATTTAATGGGGGTAATACGTCTTTAATAATACTTATATATTTTAATTCTTCTACATCCATTTTGTTTTATTTTTATTATATATTTTTTCTCTATATCGATGAATAAAAGATAATGTCCAATGTAAAAAATTTTTACTTGCCTCTTCATTGTCTTTTGTTTCAATTTTCATTTGCCAATTATCTCTTTTAAAAGGAATTACTTGTGCAAAGGGTAACCCCTTTTTAAAAACATTATTAATACTTTTATATTTTTCTGCGTTTAATATTATTGGAAAATTAACTTCTAATTCAAAAGTATCTGTATGAACGATCCCAGGTATGATTTCAAAAAAATCTTGGGCTGCGTTATTTAATGGAGGCACAAATAAACAAGAATATCCTGGTGGAGTTTTTATAGTCCATGGATTTGCAATTTTATGAAACACTCTTCCCTCTCCATTTTTCTTTTCAAAAGGGCAGCCTGTAACTTGCTCTGCAGGATGATATCCTATTGTTCCAATATTCAAACCTATTTTACCTTTTACACCTTCTTTAATTTCATCTACAGCTGTTTTAAGTTCACCATCTTTTTCATAATGTTCAATTTTTGTATCTACTGGTAGTCTTAATAAATAACCACTTGTTAAAGTTTCTAAAAAAGGTATGCAGCCTTTTATAGTTTTTTTTTCAACAGTATGATTTAATTTTTTATACCATTCTGGTAGATTTGTTTTAATAGGTTTTGGGTAATTTTCTTTTGCATCTAAATAATCTTTAGGTGCAATGAATTTTATTATGTTCATTAAAACACAATACTAAAATATATTAAAAATACAATTAGTTTAAAAATCTTTTGGATTCCAAGTTAGTCCCTTGGCAGCACAAAGAGCATGAAAATGACCTGTTAATGGAAAAGTTTCTCCTGACCAATCTATTGCTTTGATTTGATCATAAACCTCTTTTCTTGCTACGTTAGATGGGTTTACTCCAAAAACAATTGTTGGATCTTCACCAAAATTATCTGTTACGTATTGATTTATTTCTTCTAAAGAATTCCAAGTTATTGGATCAATATCCATCCACTCTAATTCATCAGAGTCATTGAATCTTACAAATTTTTTTTGAAATTTTAAATCTTCATATTGTGGTTGTGTAATATTAAATTCTTTATAACAATTATTGTGGTTTGGATTTGCTGTTTTTTCAGCATCATCTTCCATAATAATGTTATGTCCCCACTCATTAACACGATTTTTATCAATATATAAATATGCCATATCTTATGCCTCCCAAACCCACAAGTTTCCTGGGCCACCATTAACTCCAGAGGTCATTGAAGTAACACCTCCTCCAGTTCCTCTAGCCCAATAAATACCTGATCCACTTCTTGATGGTTGTGGGAAATTAGTAGCAGGACCAGGCCAAGAAGCTCCAGGAGCATTTCCAGGTGATCCACCAACCATACCACCACCATTTGCAGTAAAGTTGTGAAAGTTAGTTGCATTTCCACTTTGGTTTAATCCGCCACCAGTACCAACTGAATAGTTGGCTGTAAATGGTTGTGAGAAAGTTGCTGACCAAATTCCAAAACCACCATTTGCTGCACCTTGACGTTGTGGATTAGTTCCTCCGCCACCTGCTCCCATGTAAGCTAAAAAAGCTGAAGAGTTTGTTTGTGCAGTAAAAGTTCCTGTTTGTCCACCACTTTGTTCTAAGTTAGGAACAAACCCTCCGCCTCCTGCAGATCCTGCAGCAGCAGAAGTAATTCTACCTTGTGCATCAACTGTTATTGTCGCTAGTGCATATGTACCAGCTGACACAGTAGTGTTTGCTAATTGGTCTGCACCAACAGCATCGTCAGCAATTTTAGCAGTGGTTACATTTTTGTTTGAAATTTTTGCAGTTAAAACTGCATTGTCAATTATTTTTGCTGTGATGACAGCATTGTTTGATAATTGTGCAGCTCTTACCGCATTATCAGCAATCTTGTCATTATCTACTGCATCATCGGCTATTTGAGCTGTGCCTATTGTACCGCCCAAAGTATCTAAAGATACTTCAGTAATATTTGTACCGTCTGAATAGGCTGCATAAATTTTTTGTGCATCAGGAGAAAATCCGGTTCCTGAAGCTGTTTTAATAGTTAGGTTTGTTGGGTTAGTAACTAATCGACAATCAAAGATATAAAATTTTTCGATTGAATCTGGTACTGTGCAAACTGTAGATGAACCTGCAGTAATTGTTGCAAATTTAATTACCATGTTTCGTGCAGTTGAAAGTGCACCATCTGTCATCGCAAGGGCTACAGTGCCTCCAGATGAAAGTGTAATTTGTTCAAAACCAGCAATAGCTTGTTGAACTAAATTTAAATTTGTATTTGTTTTATCACCCCACGTACCGGCATTTTCACCAGTAGTCATTAATTCTAATTTTAAATCAGTTGAATAGTTTGAACTCATATAAATTCTCCTCTATAATATTTGTATTTTAACTCAATCAAGCAGCTAAATCAACCTCTGTCCATACATTATTAACTCCTGGGTCTATTTCTGCCCATGCAGTTATATTAACATTTCCTACACTAGCTGTCATCTGTATGCCAGTTACGTCAATACCAGCAGCACCAGTAACAGTTACTGATCCAATAGAGCTAGACAATTGTTGCCCAGAAACACCTATTATTTGACCAGGTATTTCTGCATGTTGTCCTAATGATAATGTTGCTTGTTGGCCTGTAACTGGTTCATTTGTACTTTGTACAAGAGATATAGATCCCTGTGAAAATGAAGCTGATATGCCAGTAACATCTACAGGAGTTTTTAATCCTGCTATAGTCGTACCCATAGATCCTGTTAAAGATCCTGCGCTGGTCACAGACACATTTGCGTCTGCATCAAATTCTAAAGTACCTATTGTAAAATCTAGTTGATCCTCTGCTGCAAAAACAGTTATATCTTGATCAATTTTTAGTGAGAAACTTCCAAAAGTAGAAGTGAGTTGTCCCGCACTTGTAACAGAAGCTGTTACATCAGTTTTTCCAACTGCAGCTCCAATGGATGAAGTTAA